CCGGCATGCAGCTGGCTCGAAATCTCGATCGCCCGGATGCTGCGCTGCGTCGTGCCCGACGGCGTCGTCACGGGCTCCAAGATGTTGTAGTTGTCTGCCATGCTATCCCCTCAGCACTTTATCGTGTACCGCCGTCGTGATGTCGACGATCCTGTACTCGTTGCCGTCCACGACGATCCATCCCGTGGCGATGCTCTCGATGGTCGCGCCGCTGCCCGCCGTAATCAGTCCCGCGAGCGTGCGGTTCGCCGAGACCTCCATGAGATCAAGCGCTGCGCCGGTATAGTATCGCACATCGCGCTCGGCCTGTTCGGTGTCGCGCCACGACAGCAGGATGCGCGAGATCAGACGATACCGATACGCGACCAGCCGCGTGTTGCTGCCGGCTGACGTGGTCGCATCGGTGCGCTCGACGGTGTCCAGCAGCGTGTACAGCAGCGGCGGCGCCTGGACGGCGCGCGGCTCGTATGGCAGCGTCGCCGTGATCCCCGGCATGCTGCCGTAGATCGTGTGCAGGTTCGTGACGATGTCCTCGAGACGATAGCTCACGGGTTCCCCACGATCTTCTGCCCGGCCCTGTCGATCTCGTCGCGGATCGGTTCCTGCGCGCGCTGCAGCGCCCACTCGAGGAACGGCTTGCGGCGATGAACCCACTTGGCGTACACGACGTTCGTGCCGACGATGCCGCGCTGGCGCGTCAGCTCGACGCGCGACGTGATCGACCGTCGTAGGTTGCCGGTCATCACCGGCGTGTACTCGCCGAGTGTCATGTCGCGGAACACGCGGCCGCCCATGCGGATCGGACGTGGTCGCGGGCCACGCGGCCCGGGCTTCTTCGTCTCCGCCAGCACCAGCGCCGTGGCCCGCGTGATCAGCGAGTCGAGGATCTTCTGGGCGCGCTCCGGATCGAGACGCTGCAGGAGCTTCTCGAGCCCATCAATGTCGATGCGTGTGGTCATGTCACCACCTCGCGCCACTGCATCCGCGCGCGCTGGATCACCATGCGCTGCGTGGCGTTCAGGCCGCCGATGTATGTCACGGCGCCAGCGCCTTCGACGCCCTGCGTCTCGCTGTAGAGCCCGCGATCCCGCTGGCGCCACGCGTTGACGGCGAGCTCGAGCGCAACCTGCTGCACGTCGGCTGGCGCTGCGCCGTAGCCGTACACCGCCGTGACGCGGTAGACGCGCGACGCCGGCCATCGGTACTCGGTGCCGGCAGCGATGACGTAGCCGTCTTCCTGCACGTAGTCGTCCGTGCTGATCGTCGTGCCCGTCGTGCTGGTCAGGGTATCGACCTCGACCACGCTGGTCACGCTGCCGTGCTGGTGCGCCGGCAGTCGGAGATACGTTGTGCGGTACGGCTCGGTGCGGATGTTGCGCGCCGTCGCGGCGCCGTACGCGGCGTAGGCCACCGGCAGCAGCGCGGCTTCGACCATCGCGCAGGCCCGGTCGAGGATGTCCTGCAGCAGCGCGTCGAGCGCCGGGACGATCGTCACCGACGGTGTCGTGCCGCCGGTCAGGCTGTTGGTGCCGAGCAGCAGCGGCGATGCAATCCGCGCGCTGCGCGCCGACCACACCACCAGGTATGGCCCGCCGGCGCTGCCGTACACCGACACCGGCGACGCGTCGCCTGACGTCGCGGCCACCGTCGTGATCGCCGCCTGCACGGTGGCTGGCGTGGCGTTGTAGGCGATGGCGACCGTCGCGACGCCCTGGTACGTCAGCGTGTACGTGCCGCCAGTCGGCGAGCCGGTGACCGTCACGCGCTGCGCGGCGCGATCCGGCACCTGGTCGAGGTACTCGCGCAGATCGGTAACGGTCAGGCCGAGCGCCATGTCAGTACTCCACTACCGTGAGACGAATGGTGTGCGTCGATGATCCCACAATGCCGTACAGGCTATCGCCTGGCGGCAGATCGATGGTCAGTTCGCTAGTCTTGCTGCTCGATAGCACAAAGCCCGTGCCAGACGCTACCGTTGCGGGACCAATGGTGATGTCCTGTCCGCCGCTGGCGCTGTACAGGTATATGCGGCATCCGTTGCTGGCCGACGTGTGCATCAGCGTCGCGCTGGTCGTGATGCTGACATTCTTGCTGGTGATTGGCATATCGCCTCCGAGAAAAACGCTGACCACAGATGCTTCGACCGGCGAGTTGCCCCGCCGGTCGTCGCTGCGATCAGATCACCGACCACACGATGTACGCGTTGCCGACGAGGCCCGCCGACGCGCCGCTCGCCACCGAGCCGGTGACAAACTGCGTGCTGGTGACCTTGCGCGACATCGATCCGTTGGTGCCGACGTTCGTCGCGCTGTTGAGAACCTTCGCCGCCGTCGCCAGACTGGCGCCGTCGATCAGCGTATCGCTCAGCGTCGTGCCGTTCGCGGCCACACCGACGTCGATGGTGCAGGCGCCGGTCGTGAACGTCGTGACGTCCAAGTGCACGCTGTGGACGAGGATCGCGGCGCCTGCCGGATTCGCCCAGGCGAACACGCCGCCCGCCGTGTCGACGGCGGCCAGCGCGACCTTCGTCACGCGTGGCACGCCGACCGTCGCCGTCGCTGCGATCGTCATCGTGCCGTTGACGGTCAGCGTGCCGTCAACGACCCACGACGAACCGCCCTGTTCCTGGTAGTTGGCGCTGTTGTAGGTCATGGTCAGACCTCCGCCGGGCTCACCACCTCAGCCGCGGCTGCCGTGGTCGAGCTCGTCGCGGTTGGCGCCAGCCGCGCGCCGTACCGGATTGCCAGGATCTCGCCGAACGCGATGTTGGCCGTCGCGCTGGTGCGCACGCCCTGCACCCACCGCTCACGCGGCGCGCGCACATCGACGATCAGGATCTTGCCGTTGACGTCGTCGTTCACCGCGCACGTCACTGCGGCCGACGCGCCAGTCAACGCCGTCATGCCGGTGTCGCTGTCGCTGGTGTTCTGCTCGACCTTCAGCGTCGCCACGCCGGTTGCCGTGCTGTCGGTGATGGTGGTGACGAACACCACGCCGTCCCAGTTCGACATGTCCAGCCGCGTGCTGTTGCTGTCCGTGCTGCTCGAGTTCGACACCGCGGCGCCGACGTAGTCGATCGCGACGTTCTCGTTGAGCTGTCCGATGTGTGGCATTGTTTCCTCCTCAGGCCAGCTTCAAGCGCTGGAACGCCTCGGCGAGCACCGGCTGGCCGTCGAGGTACGTGCGACCGATGTAGCCGATCTGGTCCGTCGCGCTGTACAGCTCGGCCAGAACCTGCAGCTCGTAGCGCCCCGTCTCGGCGATGTAGTAGTACGAGAAGTCGCCGATGATCGCGACGTACAACCCAGTCGTGTAGGTGTTCGGCGCGTACTCGCTGACCAGGTACGGCACGTCGCAGATGGTCGGTGGCAGGCCCTGCGTGATGCCGCCGCCCGGTCCAAGCCCGGGGCTCCACAGGTAGTTGCCGTTGCCGTCCTTCAACTTGCGAACCCGCGCGATGGTGTCGCGATGCATGATCCAGCGCGTGCCGGGCCGCGACCAGTACGCTGCCTTCAACGCGTGCTTGGTGTCGAGGAGATTGTCGGCGGTGAACGACGTGGTCGCGCTGGCCGTGGTGTCGCGGCTCGTCGGGATGCCCTGCGCGCTGGCAGTGAACACGCCGAGCGGCACGCCGGCAGCGCCGCTGCCCGTCATGAACGCCTTCTCCTCGGTCACACCGAACTTGTAGGCCAAGCGGGCCTGCACCCACTGCTCGATGTTGATGCGGCTCTGGTTCACCAGCGTCCGCGAGATCTTGACCTGCTTCGACAGCCGGCTGGGCCGCAGTGTGCGCAGGCCAGTCGCCATGCTGGTGTCGGTGGTGACGCTGGCGATCTCGGTGAGCCAGTCGGCGTCTGCCGGATCGGTGTCCCACGTCGGTGCGATCAACTCAGTGCCGACGTCCATCGGGATGACCGTGGCCAGCCGCCGCAGGTACACTTCATCGTCGATGAACTTGATGATGCCCTGCGCCAGCACTGCCGGAGCGACGAGATACCCCCCCTGGGCATCGACACCGGCGCTGAGATCCTTGCGCTCGGCAGCAGACAGCTGCGCGCCCTTGAACCAATTGCGCAGCAGGCCCAGCTGGCGATCTTCGGTCGCGCTG